GTCAGGGATAAAAAGACCTCTGCTGAAAAGATGGCTGCAAAAAGAGAATATAAAAAGAATAGAGTTAAGATTCTTCAACGTAACAAAAAGTACAAAAAAAGTGCTCGTGGAAAAATGTTAGACAAAAAAGCAAAAATGATGGCAAAAAAAGGTAAAACAGCTACTGGTCGAGATATTACTGTAAAGGGTGGTGCTGGTGCTCAACAACGTGCCAAAGAGAAAAAGGCAGAATTGAGGAAATGAAAAAGTTTAAAGAATTAGTTCAAGAATTGACCACTGCACAACGGATAAAAAGGTCAATTACTTCTAAAAAGAGTGCAAGAAAAGCTGCAATTGCTAGAGCTCGTTCTTTGAAAAAACCACCAACTCCTGAGAAAATACAAAAATCTCTGGATAGACAACTTAGACAAAAAGCATTAAGTATTGTCGATAAGGCTGGTGAATACAAAACTGCCAGTGCAGGAGTTAAACAGAATTTAGAAAAGAAAGCTTCAAAAATACTTGCAAAAAAGAAAGCAACTTGGAGTAAAAGACTAAAACCAGAAGTTAAAAAAGCAATGAAAGATGCCTACAAAAGTCGTATGGGATCTAAAAATCCAGAATCGGAGTAAACAAATGAAACTTATTAGCGAAGAAGCAACCAATGTAGAATTCCTTACCGAAGCTACAAAAGAAGGAGGTAAGAGTTATTTTATTGAGGGTGTTTTCATGCAAGCCGAAACTAAGAACAGAAATGGTAGGATTTATCCTAAAGATGTTCTACAGAAAGAAGCTAAAAGGTATACTGAAAATTTCATTAATACCAAGAGAGCTTTTGGTGAGTTGGGTCATCCAGACGGGCCAACTGTCAATCTTGAAAGGGTTTCTCACATGATTGAGGAACTTGAAGAGGTTGATAATAATTTTATGGGAAGAGCGAAGATTCTGGACACACCATACGGAAAAATTGTTAAGAATTTGATTGATGAGGGTGCTCGTTTAGGAGTATCATCAAGAGGTATGGGATCGTTAAAACCTGCAAAGGACGGCATTCAAGAGGTACAGGGTGATTTTTATCTTGCTACTGCAGCCGATATCGTTGCTGATCCTTCCGCTCCTGACGCATTTGTTCATGGTATCATGGAAGGTAAAGAATGGGTTTGGGAGAATGGTATTCTAAAAGAGGCCGAAATACAGGCTATTAAAACTAAGATAGATAATAGTTCGAGAAAAGATAGAGAGCAGACACTCGTTAAGGCTTTTGAGAACTTTATCACTAAACTTTAAAGTTTATATTCTTATAAATAATAATAGTAAATTTTACTTAAAATCATATAGGAGATTTTCAATGTCTGAAGAAATTTTGGAAAAACAGTCTGAAGAACTGGAAGAAGAGCAACAAGCTGTGGCGGAATCTTCAGGCAAAAAGATTAAAGAAGATGATGCACCAGAAGAAGAAGATGGTGATGAGGAAGAAGTAGAAGAAGCTAAAAAAGTTTCAGAAGAGGATGAAGAGGAAGAAGAAGAGGAAGAGCCAGTAGAAGAGGCTATTTCCGTTCCTAAGACCAAAGCTGGAATGATTAAAGCTCTCTATGACCAACTCAATTCAATGAAGAAAGGCGAACTTTCTGATTCATTCTCAAAAATCATGGGCGCTACAATCGCTGAAGAAGATGAAGAGGATGAGGATAAAGAGGAAGTTGAAGAAAAATTAGAAGTTAAGAAACTTTCTAAGGAAGACCTTGAACTTAATGTCAAGGAAGACATCGACGCCATGATGAGTGGTGAAGAACTTTCTGAAGAGTTTAAGACTAAGGCTTCTACAATTTTTGAAGCAGCTGTTTCTGCTAAAGTTATCGCTGAGGTAAATGAGAGAATAGGTGTATTTGAGGAAGATTACCAAAAACAACTCAAAGAAGCTGTTGACACTCACAAAAAGGAAACAACTGAAAAAGTTGATGGGTATTTGAACTACGTTGTTGAGGAATGGATGAAAGAGAACGAACTCGCAGTCGAAAAGGGTATTCGATCTGAGCTCGTTGAAGATTTCATGACAGGACTCAAGAATCTTTTCACAGAACATTACATTGACATTCCAGAAGAGAAAGTTGACTTGGTTGACGATCTTTTTGGAAAAGTTGAAGAACTTGAGAGTAAGTTGGACGAGTCAGTTAATGACAACGTAGAAATCAAAAAACAACTCGCAGAGTACAAAAAAGAAGAAACATTGAGAAATGTTTCTGAAGATCTTGCGGATACGGAGAAGGAAAAATTAAAAACTTTATCTGATGGCGTTGACTTTGAAGATGCTGATCAATATAAGGAAAAACTTGAAGTCATCAAGGAGAATTATTTCCCAACTGCAACCGAAAAGAAAACTCAACCAATAACTGAGGAAGTGGAACAAACTGAGACAGAAGAGGTTGAAAAAAGTGATCCCGCGATGGAGCGTTACGTTAATGCTCTAAAACGGCACAATTAATTTTATTTTTTTAACAATAACCTTTTAGGAGATAAAAAATGTATCTAGCTGAAGGACTACAAAATAAGTGGGCTCCTGTCTTAGACCATGAAGATATGCCTAAGATTAAGGATTCCTACCGAAGAGCAGTTACAGCTGTTCTTTTGGAGAACCAAGAAAAAGCTATGGCTGAAGAAGCGGGTCAAAATGGATATGGTTTCCAGACTCTTTCTGAGGCTCCAGCTCCTGTTAACGCAGCACCTACTGCGTCTGGAACAGGACAAGTAACATATCAAGATCCTGTCTTGATCTCAATGATTCGTAGAGCGATGCCTAATCTCGTTGCCTATGATGTCTGTGGCGTTCAACCAATGTCAGGCCCAACTGGTTTGATTTTTGCAATGCGTCCTGAGTACGACACACAAGGTGGTACTGAGGCCATGTACAACGAACCAGATTCCTCACACTCATCTCTTGCTGGTGCTGCAGGTTCAGCTGGTACAGCTGCAACCGCCGGTGCACAGGGTGGATCACCTGCGTTAGCATTGACTAACAGTATTGGTGTTTCAACTGCAGTTGGTGAAGATTGGGGTACAGGATCTAACGTATCTGGATCTGCCGGAGTTGATTTTCAACAAATGGCTTTCTCAATCGAGAGAGTTTCAGTAACAGCGAAAACCAGAGGGTTGAAAGGTACTTACTCAATGGAACTCGCTCAGGATCTTAAAGCCGTTCATGGTTTAGATGCTGAAACAGAATTGGCTAACATAATCTCACAAGAGATTTTAGCTGAGATCAATCGTGAAGTTATGAGAAGCATCTATTTCATTGCTACTCATGGTGCACAACATAACACTACAACAGCTGGTGTTTTTGATCTTGACACAGACTCTAATGGTCGATGGTCAGTTGAGAAGTTCAAAGGACTTCTTTTCCAAATCGAGCGTGAAGCTAATGCAATCGCAAAGGCAACACGTCGCGGTCGTGGTAACATCATAATTACATCTTCAGACGTTGCTTCAGCTCTTGCTATGGCAGGTGCTATGGACGGAAGTGGTGTAGATGATACTGGTAACACATTTGTTGGTACATTGAATGGTCGATATAAAGTTTATGTTGATCCTTATTTCAGTGCATCCGCAACAAACTTCTTTGTTTGTGGTTACAAAGGTTCATCTGCTTATGATGCTGGTCTTTTCTACTGTCCTTATGTACCAATCCAAATGGTACGTGCGGTCGGTGAACAATCCTTCCAACCATCCATTGGTTTCAAGACACGTTACGGAATGGTAACGAATCCGTTCTCTGATTCCACAAAAGATGGTGCGATGAATGGTAGTGCTAACTACTACTACAGGACTGTCAGAGTTGACAACCTAATGTAAAGGGAAAACACATTTTGTGTTTTTATCAAAGGGGTGATTCTAGTACTAGGGTCACCCCTTTTTTTATGCTATTTCGATTCTTACTAAATATACCAGAAAGGATTAATAGGAGCAAATTATGGCAGATACATTTATAACAAAATTAACAGAAGTTGCAACTCCCACTAAGGATGATTTAGCAATAGTTGTTGATAATCCAACATCTACACCTTCTAATAAGAAAGTAACACTTCAAAATCTTGCAAATAATATTTCAAGATTTGTAAATACCATTACAACAAATGAGGATGATACAGATATAGTTTTCAAACAATACGATGCAACTGAAGTTGCTCGTATTCATGATGGTGAAACAAATAGTGTAACATCATCTGGAACTGGTGCATCAACATTACAAGGTACAGCATCAAAGGGGGGTTTTGGATTTCGTAGACCAGTTTATGCTGTAACGGCAGGTGCAGATGACGAATCAGTAACACTTACATTACAACATTCGGGTGCACTCGTTAAGGTAACTGGTGCAGCTCACGATTTAGATATTATACTTCCAGCTGTTCCTCTTGGTTGTGAAGGGTTTCATATCGATTTTGTAATTGTTACATCATTCTCAGGTACAAATAATCTTGAAATTAAAACTAATGGTGATACTGGTGACAATATGTATCTCTATGTAAATCATAATGGTACATCTGCGGTTGATGTTGCAGGTGGTGATGTTTTCCGTTCATCAGATGATATAGCCGTTGGAAGTCTTATTCGTTTTACTTGTGCACAAGGTGGTGATGCAGAATTATGGATTGTTGAATTA